CACGAGGCCCGTGTCCTGGCACCACCCACACACCTTACGCTGCTCCCCAAACGTAGCGGCGTGGTTGTCCCGGTACGCGTCAGAAGCGGGCGGGCTCGAGAAGCTGCGTTGCAAATACTTCACTCATCCACCTCCACGTCAGTCACGTCCCGCACCACATACTGCCGCACCTCGTTGTGTACGTAGAACTTGATGTCCGCGTTGAGCACCGGGGCGGGCTTGTTCTCCGCGTCAGCTCGCCGGTAGCTCTCCCACACCCGCTGGTACATCCCCAGGTACCCCGGCCGCTGCTTATCCGGCTTCCTGGCGTCCTTGGCGATGTTCCACTCCGTCGCCGTCCACCCCTTCGGCTTTAGCGGGTCATCCTCCCGCACCAGCATCCCGTCATCGTCAATCTGCGACGCCTTGAATGCCGCGTTGATGACCCTCTCCGCGCGCCGCTTCACCTTCTCATCAGCCCGCTTGACCACGTCAATGGCCGCTTGTTGCCGTGGCGTCAGCTTCTTCTCGCTGCGCTGTACCAAATTCGTCTCGGCGGGGGATTTTGTGGCGGGAATAGGCAATCGCGACAAAGCGGGGGCGTCCCCCCGGCTCCCCCCACCCATGCCTACCCCCTCGAGACGCGCTGGACCGTCATCGTCGCTGCGTGCGTCGGCCAGCTCGACAGCAACGGACCGAGTATCCGTTGGCGCGTCGTTGCTAACTGCGCGTAACTCATCAGTACCAGCTGCCGTACTCTCGCAAGGTACTGCAACAACACTGTCCAGGTTGTCGTATTGACCGCTGTTGCTGCTAGCCACCCCTGGATTCTCGCTGGGGGTACCCCTGGATTTCACCTCTCCAGGGTAACGAAGGCGTGGGGGTTTGTCGACGCGGCGACGTGGGGCCTATTATCTGCGCTATTATTCGCCGCTCTCTCGCAATGGCCATTGGCGCGCCGAGAGGGGCGTCCCCTGGATTTATGTCCCCACGCGCATCTGTTATCGTGGTCAGCACAGTGACACACCAACAGTGGACAACGGTGCCAGCCATCGCAGCGGTTGTCGGCGTTACGCGCAAGACAGTGCGCGCCTGGATACTCCGCGGCGCCTTGAAGGCTACTCAGGTCCAGTCGCGCCACTACACCGACGACAGGCCCAGGAAGACGCGCCAGGGCGCTTGGCGGGTGTACCGAGACGACCTCTTGCGCTTCCTCACCACCTGGCGCGGTAAGCCGGTTACGCGAGTACCGCCTGGCTTTCGTATGCGGGGCGAGTGAAGCCGCCGCCGTCACGCGTGTCGCGGTTGCAACCCGTGACGCTGGCTTGACACCATCTGCCTCTCAGGATGGCGATGAATTCACGTACCGAGAGCGCTGGGAAGTCCTCTGTCACCGGGGACGAAGGGCAGCTTGCCGGGCTACGTGGCCTTCTGGTGTATAGCTCCGCACCGCGCTTGGCCCCCGCTTAGCGGCTGCCGGTAACGAGCGAACGAATAGCACCCCACACCATCATCCCGGATAGGTACTGGGAGAGATGGGTGCGCTTAGGGGAGAGAGGGAGTGTTCGTGGCTTCCCTTCGGATGCGCTCCGGCCGGTGACAGCATTTGTCGACGGGAGGCGCGTTTACGGTGACTGGTTATATCCAGCTAGCGGTACTCCGCGAGCTGCGGCATTAGTTCCTCGGCAATGTCGTAGCAGGCTTCCAGGACGCGGCCGAGGTTGCCCGCTGACTTCGAGTCGCAGAAGTGCAGCATCACCCGCTTGTTCTCGTCGATGCTCCAGTTAGAGCAGCCGTCCCACTTCACGCTTCCGTGTAGGTACGTCTCGGCCTCGGCCAGCGCCTCAACCGGGCTCGGTGATGACGTCGCGCCCGCTTCATGGAACAGCGGCTTGCCCTCGGGGTGCGAAATCCCCTCAATCGCGTACACCTTGAACTCCACGTAATACACGTACTCGCCTTCCTCTTCGACCTCGGCAACGGCGTAGTAGTCCAACTCCTTGAGCCATCGCTCCACGCGGCGCCTCTCGCTCACCGCTTCCTCCCCTTCCCACCAAGCTCCGGCTCCGGGCAGGTCAGCGCCCAACGAACGCCACGGCCAGCGAACCCCATTCGCGCCAGGGCCGCAATCGAGTAGCCGCCGCTTATCTCAATACGCTGCATGAGCGCGCGCCAGATGGCTTGGAGTCTGGCTTGGCCCTCGGGGTGCTCTCCTGCTCAATCGCCTCTCCTGGGGCTTCCTGCTGCGTGTGGTGGGCCTTCTGGGAGGGGGTCATGGCTTCGACGCCTTTTCCTGCATGCGGTAGAGGCGCAGCGCCTCGTGCGCCGTATCGCCGGGGTGGGCGAGAATTGTCAGCCCGTTGAAATCAACCCTGACGGCCGCCCCGATCCGCTCGGCCACTCAATGGTCAGCACCTACCGCGCCCTCTTATGCCGCTCCACACTCACACGGTACACGCCTGTGAGCGCCCCGTAGCCAACGGGGTTGGGCTCGGGTGGGGCGTAGCGGTATGAGTACTCGGGCACGTAGCGAACGTGGGGGACACGCCCTGCCTTCATGTCGCGCAGTTCGCGGTCCGCCTTGAGGGTGTTCTTGTGAGCCCGCCGCTCTCGCTCATCCCTCGCCCTACACATGTCACTGGCAAGGCACGGCGTCGCAGGCCCGCAGCTCGTAAGGCACACCTCCTTCAAGCCCTCACCCTTGCGGAATGAGTTGATGAGAGAGCGCATGTTCTTCTCGCTGGTGACCCCGCCTTGCTGGAGGGGGGCGGCGACGCCGACGAAGCGCCAGCATGCAGGCGACGCGTGCGGATTCATGAACGGGACCGCCGCCACTTTCCCGGTGCGCTCGTTGCGTATGTCGAAAAGGCCCGTGGTCATGGGCACTGGGCGGACGATGACCGCAATGTCACCCGTCTCAAAGAAGCCGGGTGTCTTCATCAGCCACTCGAACCGCTCGCCAGCAACGGCCATGCGCTCAGTAGGCGCAGCCTCCTGGGGGGTGTCTAGGCGGGTGAAGAGCATGGTGCCATCGGTCAAATGGTCGCGCGTGGGCCAGACCAACTCGCCCGTGCGTTCGCACATCGTCGCGCCGTCGGACTGCACAATGACCACGTCGCCGCGAACCAGGAGCCCATCGATTCCGTCCCACCTCCACCGCGACCCCACCGGCACATCCTCCCCAGCCTTCTCAGGGGGCTGGTCGATGCGGGTGACGTTGTCGAATGCCTTGGCGTCGGCGAGGAACCACGTCCCTGTCATGCCGAGGGCGGAATATTGGCCGTCAACGGGCTCCAGGCACCTCATGTGCGCTTGGTGTTCATGGACGCGCGTCACCTCCCACACGCCCGACTTGAATCGCCACTTCGACCCCACAACCACGTCACTCTCCGTTGCCATCTGCGTCTCCCTTCTTCTGCACATCAAGCCTTCGCTGCTGACTGCGGGACCGCGCAGCTTCCTGTACCACGCTAACGACTTCCTCAAAGGGGATGAAGCGGTCACCGTCGGGGCCAGCTATCACAAACCCTCGCTCCGTGGCGCGACGCCGAATCACGCCACCTTGCACGGCTTCGATCCACTCATCGCCGGGGTTCACGGCGCGGATGGGCGGCTCGTTCATTTGCTGCGCCTCCGATAGAGCCAGGTGCGCAGTCTGACCATGCCGTTCGACACCACGCCAGCGACAGTCAGCACGCACGCCCCCACCAACACGCCCAGCAGAAGCAGCAGGGGCAGCCACAGAGGCCATGACACGACCAGCGCTAATACTTCCCAGAAGCTCACAGCGTCACCACGCCCTCAGCGCCCAAATCACCCCCACAACAGCAGCAGCAAAGAGAACAGCGTCCCAGGGGGAGAGGCGGGCGCTGGGGGGACGGAATGGGCCGGATAGGATGCTCATGGTTGAGACTCCGTCGTGCCAAGTACAGCGGCTCCCTTGGTCATGTCGCGCATGTTCGCCGCGCGCTCAGTGGCCGTGGCCGATGGCCCCCGGCTTACCCCCGGCCAATCGTGTGGCGTCAACTCAGACCGCATACAGGGGCCGTGGAGCAGAGCGAACACCCGCACCGTTGTCTCGCGCGCGTTCTGCCAGTGCAGCGGCACGACTCGGTGCTTATTCGCGACCAACCCCTCCAGCATGCACGCCGCCTCGGAGAGCGCGTCGTGGAGCACCTTCGCCTTCGTCTCAAGGCTGCGCAACTCAGCGCGAAGGTAATCAGCCTCGTTGCTCATGGCTTCACCGGCTCGCACTTGAACGCCTGCCCGACGCTGATGACCTTGACGTCGTGCTGGCGAATCTCTCCCCACGCGATGAGCACGACAGCAGTCAGGAAGCTCCACGCCACAAGCACGGTCAGCAGCAACAGATACGAGTCGCCCCAAATCCGCTTGAGCACCGCCCTCACCGCAGCACCAGCGCTTCCAGCTCTTGGCGGGCCGCCGCTACCACCATGCGCAACTCTTCCAGCCTGGCCGCTGACTCCCGTTCATAGGAGCAGAGCTTGTAGACGGCGTTCTCTAGCCGTGCAATCGCGTCGTCGATGGTTTCGCGGCGAGGCTTAATGCCGTTGCTCGCCCCCTGCAACTCCGATCGCTCCCTGTCCGTCATGCTCGTCGCCTCCTGCTGCTGTGCTGCTACCTCGAGCCTCGCTAGGTCCCAGTCGTCGCCGTACACCGCTTAAAACTCCACATCATCCGCAGGGTCGTCGCTCTCACTGGGGGCGGGCTTCGTGTGCTTCACCTTGCCGCCCACAACGGTCGCGCTCATCGCCTTGAAGGCCGTGAACCAGCGCCCCTGCCACTCCCTCGACGCCACAAACCCCGACACCCTCACGACGTCGCCGACCTGGATCGTCTGTCCCGCCTCCAGCGTCTTCCCGAAGAATTCCACCGCCAAGTGGTTCACGTATCGCCCCTTGTCCTCCTTTAGCACCACGATATGGGCGTTGCCCTTGGGGTTGGTCTCGCTGCTGATCACTTCGCCCTTTACGTCGCCTCTGAGCATTGGTCTCCCTTTCGCTAAAACGGTGCTTCCTCGAGATCGTCAGCCCCCACCTCTCGCCCCTCGCTCCAATGGGGCTCAGGCGCAACGGGAGGCTGCTGGGGAGGCGTTTGCGCCTCGGGTGGTACGAAGCTGCCAATGGCGATTCTCTCCTCGCCACGGCCCGCCTTGGCCTGCCCCTCGTACCACACCCGCATCTCCCTCCAGTGCTTCATGGCGTTGAGGGCTTCGCGGCGGACCATGCGCCCGTCGTCGGTGTCGGGCGCGTTCCTCGCTCGCTCCGTCGCTTCGTCGATGTTCTGTTGGCACGAGCCGATGCACTCGGCGTAGGTCGGGACCGGGGGCGCCATGCGTTTGGCGACGTTGCCGGGGAGCTGCGCGCGAGGCCTTTGCTTCCAGGGGTCCGCCACCCATTCGCCCTGGCCGATCTGGATTCTCCCATCGGCCTTGGCGCGGGCGTCACGGGCGAGTTTCAAGAGCTGCGCGGGGACGGGCATGTGCTCGAGCTTCTCGGTGGCTAATGCGCAGGCGGCCTCGAATTCGTCGATGGTCAAGCTGCGGCACCCCTGCATGTACGCAGGGACTGCCGCGCCGACGTCAAACCTGAACAGCGCCGCCATCGTGCCAAGCGCCATCGCAAATCTTCCGTAGTCCGTCGTCTCGTTCACTTTGCCACCCCCAGTGATCGGCCGAATGCCGCCAGCGCCTCGGCATTGCGCTTGTCTCTCTCGCTCAGTCCGCCACCGCGCCGAACGATGGCCCCGGGCTCTACTCGCCACTTGTTGAAACTCGCGCAAAAGAGGCGCAGCGAATGCCGCGCGTCGACGAGAAACTGGTCGCTGTCGGCGAAGAAGCGCGCCAGCCATTCGTCGATTTCCGCAGTTTCGACGGGGGATGCTTGGTCCAACGCCGCGAGCATTTGGGTCACGTTGTTGGACAGTCCCGGCTCAGGCGCCCATCCGTCGCCGTACATCGCGCGCCACCGCGGGCGGAACAGGCCGTAAATCTCACCCACCCGCTTGTCCTGCGGGGGCTTCGTGCGCGAAGGCTTCGCGCCGGTAGCGAAGCTACCGGAATCTGACCTCTGACCTTGGCAGATGGCAGATGAAGAGCTTTCCCCTGGGTTAGCCAAACTGAACCCAGGGACCTGTATGTCTAGCTTTCGTTTGGGTTCCTGTTTGGGTAACCCAGAAATAACCTGTAGGTTATCCAAGTTGGCTTGTTCCTGCGGCTTTGGAGACTTTGGCCGACCGCCGCGGGTGCCGTTGTCGGTCGCCCTGCGCCTGCGCTCAGTGGCCTTCCGCCACTCCTCTTGCAAGCGATCATGAGTGAACGTTCCGACGTCCGGATTTACGCGAAACTTCTCTTTGATGCGTTGCCAACTGGCGTCAAACGCCTTACGTGAAGTGCCGCAAAGGCGAGCCAATGCGTCGGCGTCGAGCACCAGCCAACCGCCCCGGTCCCACATCGCAAATAGCAGCGTGGAGTAATTGCCCCTGTCCTCTGGCCCCATGTGCGCAACGCCCGCGAGGTAGTCACGCGGGTAGAAGTTCATGTACGCGGAGACTTCGCCAGCCACGCTTACGCGTCCCCGTGCTTCGTCAAAAGCGCCGCCCCCGGCGTCTTCTGGGAGGAAGCTTTACCCCCAGGGGCGGCTGTAATTCCCGCGTCCCGCAGCAGTCTGCGGATCACCCACGACGTCGTCCGCTCGATGCCCGCTGCGTAGGCGCGAAGGTCTCGTGCCTCTGCGTGGGTGAGGCTGAGGGCGAGCCTTGGCTGCTTGGTGCGTTGACCGGGCATTACCTCACCCTCTCCATCTCCCGGTCCTTCGTGGTCTCCGCGCCCCTCTCCAGGCCATCGATTACGCGGTAGAGGCGGCCCTGGTCGATGGTTACGTCGAACGCCCAGTAGTAATCGCGGTCCTCGCACTGCGGGCGCGGAGCGCACTTCCACGACACAAAAGACACCGTGCCCGTGTTCTTGGTGACGGTCTTCTTCGTCCGACGGCTGAGCAGCATTGCCCGATGGGTTTGCGCGCAGTCGAGGCACGGCTTCACCACCACAATCATCCCCGGCCGCAGCTCCGACTCCGCGCGCACCAATTCCAACTTCTCTTCGTGCTTCATCCCCGCTACTCCGCGTCCCTGGATTGCCGGCGGGCGTAATACTCGATGGGGTTTCGCCGGAGAGCGCCCGCCTTCCCCGGCGCCGCGTACAGCGCGTAAATGCCAAAACCACGTCTCAGCCGCGACCGCGCTCCGGCGTAGCTGACCCTGAGCGCAGCGCACGCTTCGTGCAGAGACATCGTTACGCCGCTCAGCCGTATCTTGGTGGTCGATCGCAGGTTTAGGGACTGTTCCCTGTGCGTCGCCCATCGGCAGTTACCCGGCTCGTAATTGCCGTTCGGGTCAATGCGGTCGATCGACGTACCGGGCGGGCGTCGCCCCATGTCGGCAATGAAATTCGCCAACGACGCCCACCGCTCACATACGCGGATCCCACGCGAGGCCCAATACTTGTACTCCTTGCCGCTGGTAGCGCGACACCGAGCATGCATGTGATGCCAAACCTGAAACTCCGTCGGGTGCGTGACGGACAGACCGCCCATTCGCGCGTGGTACCTTGCCCGCGCGCCGCACCTGACGGAGCAGAACCGGCAGGGCTCGCGCTCTCTCCGGGCGGCGTTTACGTAGCGAGAAAAGGCCTTGCCGCAAAAGGCGCAGAGGCCGTGGAGGTTGTGGCGTCGAGGCGTTGGCATGCGACTACTCCCCGTGCCTTCTGGAGGCAAACCACGAGACATCCGGCAAACACCCTTCACAGGGCAGCAGCAGTCCGCACTTACAACGAGGCAGGGGTGCTCCCTCAACCTCGGCGTACTCCATGGACTCCGGCGGGCGTCCCTTGCGCCGCTCTGCCACGATGAGCCCCACGCGCCTCGCCATCTTGAGGCGCCCCATTACCGTCCACCGAGTGACTCCCAGTAGCTCGGCTATCTCCGTCGAGGTCTTGCCTTGGTTGGCAAGCTCAACGACCGAGGCGGCCTGGTCCAGCGTCAGCGGGGCGCTCACGGCTTCACCCCCACCGCTTCCCTCAGCTTCTCCAGGGGCACCAGCGTGGACTTGATGAAGCACTGGGAATCCGCGTTCACGTACTCCTGCGTCCACTCCAGGGAGATGAGCGCCATCCCGTCGGGGAAGGCGTAGACCTTCACTTTCATCCCCTCGCTGTCCTCGTGCTCGAGGAGGGTTTGCCAGCGGCCGGGGAAGGTCACTTGCCCGCCTCCCGCCGCTTCTTGGCCTCGTGTACAGCGCGGATTTTGCCCAAGCGCGCTTCCTTGGTGGGCCGCCACTTGCGCTTCCAGTAGTTGAAGGTCATCGCCACAGCCAGGCGCACCTGGCGGTCAGCGAAGGAGTCGGGGGTCATTCCGCGGCCTCGTCGGAGAGGGCCATCGAAGCGGCGATGTCGTAGGCCTCCAGCACCGTCGCGTGGTCGGCGGCGTCGTTCAATTCGACGATGTCGACGCCAGCCAGGGCGTCTGCGGCGTCGTCGAGAAGGCTGCGCGCGGGGAGGTAGTCGCTGGCGCGAACCTCGGGGCGATCTCCCACGGTGTGCATTGCCCCGACGGCGCACCAGGAGACGGCGCGCGGGTCTGACGACGTGACCCGGTCGCCGTTACGCGTCCACGCGAACCAGCCCTTTGCCCATTGGGCCGGAGTCTCGATCCGCGCCCGCGCCCGCATCAGAATCTCCGACGCGCGCATCACGCCCGCCCCCTGTCCTCAACCCTCGACCACAGTTCAATCGCCCGCGCCTCGGTGAACCCCTGGCTCACCAGCGTGGCGACGAACAGCTTCCGCCTGCGCTCTACTGCGAAGAAGGCCTTCGCCAGCGCAAGGGCCATTGGATTGGGTCTTGGGCCGCGCTTGCGGCTCGCGGGCTTGGCGGCGAGCCTCACGACTGCACCTCAGCGAGCCGGGGATGGCGCTTCAGCTTCTCGATCAGCGCCGTGCGCTTGAGCCCCAGCAGGCGGGCCGCGTGGGTCCGGTTGCCATCGGTGCGCGCCAGCGCCTCAGCGATGAGCACCCCCTCCACCCCCCGCAGCAGGCCGGGGAGATCCACCCCATCAGACGGGATAGATACCGTGAAGGTCCCGATGAACGGGTGGGCAGTTACCGACCTGTCGGCGCTTCTGCTACGGTGACCCCGGGACGGGGCTGAACTCTCGTTTCGGCGAACTTCGCCACACCCGATGTGCGTGTGCCCAGGATTGGGCGACACGCAAGGTGTGGAGCGAGGTTCGCGCGAACTCCTGGGAGTACGGCGAATGCTGCTCATGGAGCGTTTCTCCTGCGCGACTTCTCACCTCGAAGGGAACCCCGCAGCGGCTCGACGTAGTGCTGGCTATGGCGAGAGACCCCGAGGAAACGGGAGCGGCGGGGCGCCCTTCCAGGTGAGAAATGCGGGGTCGACCTCATAGCCAGCGCTGTGACTGTAAGGACCCTGAGCGCACGGCGCAATCTTTTTCCACTTGCATCGAAGAAAAAGTTGTGGTGGGCGCCGTGCCTACACGCGTCGAGATTTCGTGCGCGCCGATACGTTCTCTTCGCGCGCCTTCTTCGCACCTACGCGCAGGTTCTTGAAGTCGCGCAGGGTCTCTAGCGTCTCGCCGTGGAGTTGGGTGTATTGCTTCGCCATCTCGGGATCGTTCCAGCCGCCGCCCTGCTGGACTAGTTGCAGCGGCGCCGAGACTGCGGCCATGCCGGTAGCGAACGAGCGGCGAAGGCCGTGCAGCACGATGACTTCCTCGGGACGCCCGCCGAGCCCCTTCACCCCGCTCTTGCTGCGCGCCCGGCGGAACCAGTAGCCGAGCGTCGTCGGCGGCACCGGGACGGTGTGGTTCCTCGGATTCCCGAAGACGTAGTCACCCCGCGACACCTCCGACCAGCGACGGATGATCTCGTACGACACGTCCGCCAGGGGTATCACCTTGTCCTGGCCGTTCTTGATGCGGCTGCCGTGTAGCAAGAGCATCTTCGCTTCGTGGTTCACCTCGGACTTTCGGAGCAAGCGGATCTCGTCGCGCCTGCACCCCTCCCAGAACCAGACCCGGAACATGTCGGCGGCTATCTCGCACGGAGCCGCAGCGACCAGCCGCTCGAAGGTCGGCTCATCCAGGTAGCACTTGCGCTTGCAGTCCTTGATGCTCTCCCGCTCGAGCCCTCGCGTGGGGTGCCGGTCGATGAGCTTGCGGCGCAAGGCCCATGTGAACATCGAAGCGAGCCACGTCAGCTCACGCCTTCGGGTACTGGGCGACGTCTTCTGCCCCTCTCGCTGCCCCGGATCCTCGGCCCGCTTCGCGATGTACGCGTCCACCATCGCCTGGTCGATCGTGTTCCACGCCTTGTCCCCGAACCACGCCACCACGCTCCCCTCGACCTGCTTTCGGTGGTGCTTGAAGCTCTTGATCCGCGACTCGGCGTAGACTGCGTAGTCCTTCCAGAGCTCGCGCACGGTCTTGGCGGGGGCCGCATACACGGGCCTCGCGGTCAGCGCTGGCGCCTCGCCCCGCAGGGCGCGCACCATCGGCAACACCTCCTCGGGAGGGCCTTCCAGCACCATCCCGTCGATTTCGACGCGCAAACCGTCTACCCAGCGCCGCTATACACAGAACCCCTCATTTCAACCCCGGCGCATCGTAGTCGAAATACGACCACCGTCATGGGATTGACGCTGTCTAAATGCCTGAACGCACGAGCGGTTTCGGTGCAAGTTACCGGTAACGGAGATCACTTGTTCAGGCTCCGTTGGTCGTAGACGCGCGTAGGGTTCTTACCAAGGCGTCCACTACTTGCTGCATTCCGGTAATGGAGCTTTCGCATTGCGCGAGACGAGTGCGGATTTCGGCCAGGGTGAGCGCCAGGTCGGGGATGTGTTGCATGTGCTCCTGCTGGACCTGCTCCACGCCCCACAAGCGCGTCTCGAGTTCGGCCACCTTCTCGGAGAGTCGCTGTCGCGGCATCCTTTCCCTCACCGTGGCTTGTGCAGGAGGGCGTTGAGCTTCTGGTGAAGGCGGCTGAGGCGGGCGTGCTCGACCACCCCGCTCGCGTCTTCCCACGCGACCATCGCGGTTTGGACCGCCTCCATCAGCGTCCGTATCTCCGGCCGCGAAAACTTCACCTCGGGGTGTGTCGGTCGTAGTCGCTTTGCCATGCTTCTGTGCTTCTCTGGGGGTGCTCAGGCGTCGCCTTGGTGGAGTCGCTGCACGCCCGCCTCGAGCCGCGCGAGCCCTTGCAGGTCGACGCGACCGCCGGGGAGCTTCACCACCGTCGTCGCGCCGCAGACATCGCAGGTGAGTGTTGCCTTCGCCCCGCTGCCCTGAGCGATGCGAACGATCGTTTCGGGGCCGCGCGGGCCGTTGATGTAAAGGTGCGTGACCGTGTGGTGCTTCATGGTGCTTCTCTGGGGGTGCCGCCGCCCGGTCTCGCTCCGGGATGTCCTGCTGTAGGAGCGGCGGCGGGGTGCTACTCGGCGAGCGCGGCGCGTACCGCTGCGTCCTTCGCCTCTAGGAGCTTCCGCAGTGCTACGGTGCGCTCGGGGTTGCGGGGCAGCCTCGCAGCGATTTCCACCGCAAGGTTGCAGAACGGCGCCGAGACCGCGCGCAGATACTCCGGCAAGTGGACGTAGGCGAAAAACTGCATGATGTGGTCTGGAGCTGGCTTCTCGTCGGTACTTTCGTTCATGGCTCTCTCTCCTCTCGTTCGTTATGGGGCTTCCCCCCTGGCGCTCCGTGGTCAGCGCGGCGTCTCAGCCACGCCCCATCTCCTCTTCCAGCGCCATCGAGCGCCCGTCCTGGCGCTTGCGCTGGCGTCGACGCTCGTAGGCGGCGCAGGTGCGGCACGGCGGCTTGCTCTTGCGATGGCGCGCGTACCAGCAGATGTCGCACCACTCGGGGTGGGGACCGTCGGCGCCGAGGCACCATGGGCGCTGCTTGCCGCAGCGACGACAGCGGAACTTCGGACACGCAACGCAACGGGCGCGCGCCGTGCAACCCCAGGGCGGATACTCCACAGCCATGCTCATTTTCCCGTCCTCCTGCCGCCCTTGCGCTTCGAAGTTACGCCGCTGCTTTTTACTCACGGCGACACCCCCACCGGAGCCATCAGGGGGGGAGCGGCTCACTTGCGAAGCTCCTCCCCCAGCATCCCCAGCGCCCTCTCCGCATGTACCGCCGCCTCTGCTGAGCCTGTATCCACGAGGGATTGGAGCCGGGCTTGGTAACGGCGGATGCGCTCCTGGTATTGGGCCAGCGCGACGACAGCGTTGCTGGCGCGGTCCTTCGCCTCTTCGCGCTGGTCGATGAGGTCGAGACCGACATTGCGCACGCGGTCCAGTTCGGCGCGAAGCGTGGCGACCGTCTGCACCTCGGCGTTGCAAATCTGGCAGCGCACTTCGGAGCCCGACACGAACCAGCTCGTCGTGTAGCCGTCGCACGTCGGGCACCACGGCAAGAGTTGCGCGGACACCTAGCGCCCCTCCTTGGGGTTCGGCTGCCCATTGAGACCGCCGCAGCGCTCGCACATCATCCCGCTCAGACTGCCGTCGGGCGTGTAGATGAACGTTGCGTGATTCGGGCAGCAGGCGAGTTGATGGGTGAACAGGCGGCACAAAAGGCGGTCCCATCGCGAGCCGTGCGGCGTGACGGTGCGCAAGACCAACTGCCTGCGCGTCCTCTCGTTCCAATGGCCGCATTCGCGCGGGTCGCCCACGCCGCGCCGTCGCAGAGCTACGAATCCGTACAGCAGCGCCCACGCGAACGGCACGCCAACGAGCCCCGTCAGGAACCAACCCACGTTCATCGCCCCTCCCTTCGTCGATGCTTCTCAATGGGGACCGACCCCAACAGCCTCCCAGTCGGCGTTGTCCAGGGAATAGGGACGCCAGCAGCCCTCCCCCACTTGCGCCTCAACTTGCGGCGTCCGTTGGAGCCCTGGCGGCCCTTGTCGTTTAGTATTCGCTGCTGCACAGGAAGCCCCTCCCTTCTTGCGCCGCCCACTTCTCGGCACGCATGATGACGAGCGCGCCGCTGTCGCTGATGCGCCCCTTCTCGTCGACGAGGATTCGGATCGGCTCGTCGCCGGGCAGCTCGCGCGCCTCTTCGCCCTCGTAGTCGTCGCGGCTCTCGCCCGTGTGCGCGCACCACACCGCCCACGCGTCCGCCTCGTCGTGCGCGACAACCTTGTCCGGCCCAATCTCGAACACCCGCAGCGCCCCCACGGTCAACGCCTTCCCTCTGGGGTGGCGGCGGGCTTGCCGCCGTGCTCGTCATCTACGTGCGCGTGGATGCAGGCGCGACAGACGCGCTCATCGCAGCCGCCGCACATGCGGACGGTGCGCACCCCGCACTCGATGCATTCGATGCTGAACCCGTCGGCGTCGTCGACGTCAATCACGGCTGCCGCCCCTTGGTTTCGAGGGAGGCGAGGAGGCGGTCGAGGCTTTGGAGGTCCCAGTAGCCGTAGGGGCACGCCTCTTTCAGCGCCTTGCGGAACACGGCGCATGCGGCGTCGGCCCTGTCGTCGCATTCGCAGCGCTGGGGGGGCGGCGTCCCCGCAGATGAACCGGGCCAGTCGCAGCGGCACCAGTCGCTCACCGCCGAGAGCACATCCTCCCGTATCGTCATCCCTGCGGCTCCCCTTTCCCGGGGTGGGCGAGGGCGTGGTGGATGAGCACCTGGCACTGCTTGCAGCGGTCCTTCTTGCAGTCGCGCACGGACTCTAGTGTTTCGGCCAGACGATCCGCCCGCTGGCGTTCGGCGTCGCGCTCGGCGACCACCTTCGTCATGTCGGCCGCCATGAGACGCCGCACGAAGTCTGCCTCGGCCCGCGCCTCGTCCAGTAAACGGAGGAGGAAGCGCACGGCCTTCGCGTTGAACGTGGCGCCGTCAAACCCGGCTGCCCCCCGGATGTCCGCCAGATATTCCTCGTCGATCATCCTTCGCTCTCTCCTTCCGGGGTGTGGCGACCGGCTTCGATGTGGTCGGCCAAGAACCCGACTTGCACCTGCAAGACGTGGCTGACCCTAGCGCCCACCGGATCGTTGTCCTCGCTGCGGGCCACCGTGACGCGGCCGTGGCCTGCGGAAACCCATCTGAGATGTTCCACCGCCGCCGCGCGCTCACGAGCTGCGCCGCGGCTGTAGGAAGCGTTGAGAGCGGCGCGCAGTACGTGCGCTTCTTGCGGGTAGCCGCGTCCGACGGTGGCCAGTGCGCTCTCCACGCCCGGCGTAATCGCACGCGGCAGTGCGACTGTGACCGGGGAGGCCGATGCGCACGTCTGCGGCCGTGCGTCCCCCGATCCAAGCGGCGTCGCCCCGCTTCCCTTACACCCGTCATCGACGAACGCGGCGGCTGCCATCGTTGCCGCGTCGCCTCGGGGCTCGGCTATGGAATTCCGTTGAGAGGCGCGGAGGGCCTCTATGATTTCGTTTGCGGCGAGCCGCCCATCGCTGCCGTAGCGCCACGAATCGCGGAGCCGCTCGCACGCCCGCACCGCTTCGTCCAGCGCACCCATGGGAGCAGCTACGGGGGTGGCTGCTGGGCCGGGCGGCTCCGCGCCCCACGCTGACATGCCCTTCGTGCGCCGTTCGAATTCCTTCGCCGCTTCCTTCCCCTCACGCATGAGCGCGTCCAGGTCCAGCCCACCAACGGGGGACGCGGCTGACTCGGCTTTAGGACCGAGGGCCGCGCCCCCCTCCCTCCCATCTGCGGCTGCTACGGGCGGAGAGGTGGCGCCGTCGCCATGGACGAATGACAGTTTTGCGCGTAGCAGGCGCTCTATCCGCTGCGCCCGCTCCGCGCCGGGAGCGGCTACCGGGGCGGCGGACTGGACGAACCCGCACCAGATGCACCGACGCGGCTCGGGGTCGTGGGGATTGAAGACGTGGCCGCCCGTGGGCGCGGGGCTTCTCTTGCAGCGCTCAGCCTCCCCCCGCTCCCCCGTGGGAGCCGTCGATGGGGTGCGCAGGAGGCGGGTGGCTTGGTCGGCCCACGGCTCACCCCCAGGAGCACTCACGGGGTCGGGGGTGGGGCCTGGAGCGACCGACGGGGCGGAAGCGGCAGCGCGGCAGTGGTATCCGGTGACCGCGCGGTAGGCCTTCAGTGCTGCAGCGGCGACGGGATTGCACCTGTGCGAAAGGTGCGCGGCCTCGGTGTCGTTCGGCTGTCCGCACGAGTGACAGACGAACCGCGCCTCTCCCGGCGCCAGCTCTCGCTCTCGCGGGGACTGCTCGGAGTCTGCTCTCGCAGCGACGCGCGCTTCCTTTTCTTGTATGCGTGCCATCAACTCGCGCACTTGAGCGCGGGCTTCCTGCTCGGCATTGCGTTCGGCGTCGGTGCGGGCGTCGCCACACGGACAAGACCCGCACACGTCCTTGCTCCCCGGCGTAAGCACCGCGTGGCAGCGGCACTGACACTGCGCCTCCTTCGGTTCCGCAGCGGTGGCCTCGGGGGTGGGGGCGGCTTGATTGCACGCGCACATCCGGCACGGCGGCTGCTTGCCGGTGAGTCCGTGACACGCACACGAACACGCGAATCTCACTTCCCACCTCCCGGCGCACGTAGGGCGGACAGCTTTTCGCGAACCGCGTAGCAGTCTTCACTGAATGTCCTCGCGTCGTAGTTGTCGTCGTCGAACCAGCGAGCGACCTTGCGCTCCAGTTCCCGCAGCAGGGCCACCTCCTCGGGCGTGGCGCTTGCTGCTGGCGTGGGGGCGGGGCTCTTCTCGCGCAGCCGTCGCCGCTCGGCCCCAGCGAGAAAGCCAGCCTTGCTATCGTCGTCGTCGGGACCGTCGTCATCGTCGCCAGGGGGCGGCGGCGCGACGGGAGCACGGTCGTACTTCGTCGCAATCTCCTCAAGCGCCGCAGGCGGAACGGTTCGCTGGACCTCTTCGTAGGTGATTTCGCCCCGCAAGTACCGCTCCCACGACAGCAGGAACGCGAAGTCGATGCCGTCACCCACGGTCGCCTCCCGCCTTCCCCGGCGTGCCGCCGCTGGGTGGCTGCTGGCCCGATAGCCTGTCGCCCAGTTCCCAGTCCGTCGCCACGACGTCGTCGATGGTGAGCTGCGGGTCGGTGACCACGCCGTCGCGCCAAATCAGCTTGATGTCGCGGTTCCGCACGAACATCAGGCACGTCTCCTCATCGCCTGGCCGTCGGAAGCCGCGCCCCGTCTCCATCGACTCGCGCACCGCCTCAGCGAGCGTCATCGGCGCCCCCCTTGCCGCTAGGGGATGGGGCGGGCTGCTGGGCAGCGCGACTCCCGCGAAGCTGGCCCGCGCACGACTTCGCCACGCGCGCCAACAGTGCCGCGCGCTCCTCGTCGGTAGCAGCCGTCACCAGCGTGCAGTCGGTCGCCTTCGCGATCGTCTCAGGCCACCCACAGCAGATGACCTCGCCGCGCTCCTCGTCGCAGGCCAGGAGCCACTCCTCGCCCGACGGCGCGTGGTGGATTACGTCGCCCGCTCGGAACCCCACGGTTACCTCCCTCCTTCAGAGGAAGGCTTGGGCTGCTGGACGTACCCGCTCTCATAGAGCGCGTTCAGGCTCTTGATGATGGTGTCCGCAAAGGCCCGCTTCGACACCCGCCCCATCCCCTTGAAGGCATCTCCCCCGTCGTGCCACGCGCGATGTGCAGGCGGGCAAAGAGGGATGCAGGTGCGATCTGGCGCCTTCTGCCCGAGCCCACGAACGCCAGCGTGGTGAGCCTCGGAAGCACCCTCGCACTTGTGCGGCATCGCCCCCATGCAGCGAAGGGTCTTGATCCAGGCCATGTACGCCATGTCCCGCGGCTTCCGCTTCTTCGTCTTGCTCCTGGGGCGCAGCTTGGAGGTGCGGCGCAAGGGCGTCTTGCGCGACAATGGGCGACGCTGGCGGATCACTTGTCGTCGTCGCTTCCCGGCACGCGCTCCGACTCAGGCGCCGTTGGCTGCGTCCCTTCGCCAGCGGTCTCTAATCGTGCCTGCTGCTTCGCCTCTGCCTTGAGCAGCGATTCGATGACTTTCGCCGCCTCCCGCGTGGAAAGCAGGTCGACCGACTCCTTGGAGAACGTCTTGATGAGGCGCTTGCGCATCGTTGCGGGCGCGAGGTTGTTTCGCAGCACGCCTTGCAAACGGTTCAGCTCGGCAATCTGCGCGTCGCTGGCCTTCGCCTCCCACCCCGTCTGTTCGCCAGTCTCGACGTTGTAGATCGGGACCTTCTCGAGCGAGCCATCGTCAACCGGCGTGACTTCGTCTTCCTCCACTGCGAAGCGGCCATCGCGGGTGGCTCCTGTGGTGCTGACGACAACGGCGGTGGGCTGCGGCGAGGCGTCGAACTCGTCGGGGCTCCAGACCCCCAGCATGAGCTCCGGCGTGTGTCGCCGCGCCCACACCCGCACGCCGTGGTACATGAGCTGCTGGTCAGGCTGCGTTTGCCAGACGCGGTTGTTGGTTCGCGCGTCCTTCAACTCCACGGTTACGTCTCGAGGCTCGTCCTCGCCCCGGAGGCGGCCGACGACGCGAATCGTGCGCTTGTCCCCCGTGCCGCTGTACTCGTATCGCAGCTTGTCGGCCAGGTCGCCCCGCGCGTTGATGACGGCGGCAACCAGCTTCCCCTCGTACATCAGCTTCCCCTGGATCACGCTGGTCGACTGGGCGACGGCGAAGGGGGAGAGCCCCCACCGCGACGCCTGCTCAATCACCAGGAGGCAATCGGCGGGGCTCCCCTGGAGGTGCTGCGGGACCAGCTTCCCTTTGCACATCACCTCGGCCAGCCGCATGGCCTGCTCCATGCTCGACGGGACCAGTGAGCCCGCCTCGGGCTGCCCATTGCCGTTGCGCACGGCGAGCGCTGCTGAGTCAGCCACGGGGGATCTCCAGGTCGAAGGCGAAGGGCTGCACCGGGCGGAACGCGTCGAATGCTTCCACGAACGCATCCACCTCAGGCGGCGCCTCGAAGTCGACCGTCCCGATTTCGATGGAGTCGCCCATCACGGCAACTTCCTCGTGGCCGAGTCGCTTGATGGCCCTCGCGATCGGGCAGAGTCGACAGTTTTCGCGAATGCCCTTCGCAATGTCCTCTTCCGTAACCTCAACTCGGATTTTCTCAGTCACCGTTACACCTCCCATCAATCAGCCGTTAATCAGCGGGTCATCCCAGTTGGGCGCCCCGGGTACCTCGGCCAGCGTCACGGGCTTCGCCTTGCCCTCGCGGATGACCCACACGTCAAGGGCAAACTCAGCGCGCAGGTCGTAGGCGGCCAATTCCTCCAGGAACACGGGCCAGCCGACACCAAGCGCCGTAGCCACTCCGACGGGGACTTCCCACCCCGCGCGAACCATCGCGGCGAAGGTCCGACCGTTGGCGATTTTCGCCAGCAGTTCGCCGCTCATCGGTCGCTCCCGAGATAGGCGGCGTGCTCCCGCATCCCCTCGCGCCACTCGTTGCGGCATGCCGTGGAGCAAAACTTCGACGGTCGCAGCTTCCCCAGGCTGTACGCGTACGGGATCTCTTCGGGGTCGAAGGGCTCTCGGCAGTTCACGCACGTCGGGAAGCGCTCGACAATCACAGCCCACCATCCCAGCTACGGGGGTCGAAGGCCTCGTGTGCCTGCGAGTCATCCCGCGACGGCACCTCCCCGATCGGCCCCACGTAGTCGTTGTCCGTGTCCCTCTCCCTCACGGGGGGCATCCACCCGGCGCTGTCGTTTTCCTTGATGTGAATCATTGTGTGACCACTTTACCTAACCGGTCACAGTTGTCAACGAAGAGTGGTCACGAAAACGACCGACACGCCGCGCTACTCCGGTTCCCGGCGGGGCCAGTGCTCGTCGGTGTCGGCCCACCCGATGAGCTTTTCGATCCGCTTGGTCACGAGGCGGGGCACGGCCCGCTCGCCAGCGAGGTAGTTGAAAAGGGTGCCGTGGGACTTGAATCCCAGCTTCTTTGCCAGGCTGCGGATGCTGTAGCCAGCCTCCCGGCATGCGACGGCGAAGGGGTCTTCTGGCGCCTGCGTCTCGCTGATGTTGAGGTTCTTCCGCTTACGGACCGCCGGGGACAGCATCTTGTCTGTGACCACCTTAGCGTGACCAGATGACCGCTGCAACCCCTCTACCTCATCCGCCGCCGCTCGTATGTCGAGAGCAAGCACGAGGCGCGTGGCTGCTTCTTCGTACTTCCCTTGCTCTTTGAGTCGCTTTCCTTCGGCCTCTAGAGCCTCTGCGCGGGCACGGAGCTTGTCGGCTGGGGTCACGCCCCGGTTCTACCGAATGCGTCAGGGGGCGGCTACTGAACGGGCGTGCTAGGCTCGGGCATGCCCAGCGAGCCTGAGTATCTCCCGGGCGACTCGCCCGACACGGTCATGTACCGAGAGTTGGCGCGGCAGTATCGCGCGAAGCTCGACGACGCCGTTGAATGGCTGAGCGCCTTCGACGACAGCATCGTTGCTCACGACTTGCCGACAGAGGGTGCCCCGATACATGTGCGACTCCAGAAGTTCATTCTAGAGGTTGAGAAGCTTCTCGGCCGCTAGCCCCAAAACCTTCGCCACCACGGCGCCTTCACCCATGTTCCCCGCTGCGTATCCAGGGCCACGTAGCGGCCCGTAGCTTCGCTTATGGACTCCCTGGGATGCAGGGCGGCCAGGTTCATCGCACGCCGTCTGTAGAGCTTGGCAAGACGCCTGGCGATGTCTCGCGCATCGGCGCTGGCAGCGTGCTCGGCCTCGTAAAGCGCCATGTCGGCCGCTTCGTTGAAGCAGTCGTCAGGCCGCATCCAAGAACTCCCGCAAGCACTCCGACAGCTTCCCCAGCGCCTTCCGCTGCACCTGGAGGGCTCGCACCTCTGTCTTGCCGATGAGCTTCCCTGCTTGCGCCAAGGTGGCGTCGTCCCAGAAGCGAGCCGACAGCACGATCCGCTCCTGAGAGGTCATTCCCCGCATCGCCGCTGAAACCGCCTCGCGGAGCTGCTTAAGGACGACACCGTCGTGCTGGGCGGGTGGGGTGGAGATGGCGCTCATGGCAGAATCGGCGGCGGGGCCGCGTAGGGCTGGCTTGCACCACAAGTACTGGGGGTCCACCGGCATGCCCGCTTTCAGCCGCTCTCGCACTGCCCGCCCCACTTCCCGATCCTCGCGGCGAAGGTAGTCCAGCACGGCGCCCCTGGCCTTGCAGGCAACCCACGTCTTGAAGCTCGCCCCCGTCCCCTCCCGGTAGCTGAGAGCAGCCTCGCAAAGAGCTACCCCAGCAACTCCGTAGAGCTCAGCGGCCTCAACAAAGGGTGGCAATCGGCGGCGTATCTCGTCTACAACGAGCCGAACATGGCGCCAGTCATCGGCGCTGGGCTTGCGGCCCATGCATCACCGAGGGATCCAATCATTGACCCACCGGGCGGCGTAGTCTTCGAGGTACTTGACCACGTTGCGAGCCTTCTCAATGGTGATTGCGCGGCTCATGTACTGCTTGTTGCACCACCAGCACACAACTCCGCGTACAAAAACCTTTCGCTTCTCGGCGGGCATTTTCGACCAGCCTTTGACGTGCTCGTGGTCGACGTTGTAGCGGCCGGTCTTCGGCGCCAACTTACAGACGGCGCACACGCCTCCCTGACGCTTCAGAATCTCCCGCCACTCCTCTTCGGTGAGGCCGTACTTGGCAAGCGTCGCGGGCTTGGGGGGCGCGATGGTCACGGCTGCTGGACCACCGCCGTCACATCCTCATGCGGATCGCTCTCGAAGGTGAGGCCTATGGCCTCGCGCTCCTCGGCGGTGCTGAGGGTGTTCCAAATCTGCCAGCGCTCGAATTCCAACTGGCGCAGGCGGGTGGCAATTTCGGCCCGCTCGGCGTCGATTTCACGCACGCGCTTGACCCGGTCGCTCATTGCTCGCCCCCAATGCCGCGCCCGTTCCAGCGGCGTAGATGCCCGTCGGGCGCCTTGCGGTTGTCGATGTGAATCCAGCCGCGATAGATGCCCACGCCCCCGAGGGCGGGCAGCTCCTTGCCCTTCCACATGGCCAGGATGAGTTGGGCCAGTCGCGTGACGTCCGAGAGATAGACGGGGCGAATGTCGAGGCCCACGTCGTCACCTTCAAACAGATGGGTGGACGACTTCGCCCCGCCGACGGCGCGATTCCATGTCAGCGTGCGGTAGCCGCTCGTCTGGAGGATGGGCGCCTTCCACTTGTCGCGGATGGGCTGCCACGTTCCCCGTGCGAACTCCTCGCACTGGCCAATCTTCGACACGGGCACCGGCGTCCCGTCGTGGCAGTCCAGTTCGTCGAGGTACAGATTGGCCGAAAGCGCGTACCGCTCGCTCATGGGCTACTCGGACTTCTTCTTGCCGTCCCCGAAACGCCGCGCCTGGTGAACCGTGGCGCCGCCAATCGTCCCTACGACAGCGCCCCAGCCGGGACCATACTTCTCAGCCACGTACGGCGTTATAACCGCCGTTATAACCACGCCGCCAACCTTCTTCGTCCAGTCCCAGACGGCTTTCCAGTTCGGCCCTTTCCACTGCCGCGTGAACTTCGTCATGGTCACCCCTTCGTGTTGCCAAACAGCGCCAACGAAAGCGCCACGTAGAACAAAACACCCGCGAGGATTAGCAGCCTCTTCACGCCAGCGTCTCCCTCATTGAGCGAATGACCCGTCTAGCTTCATGAGCCAGGTCGCCGAGCTGGGCGAGTCTTTGCTCGAGGTCGAGGAGATACATTGCTCGTTGTGCACCCTCCACAGAACCGATGAGTCTCGAAGCCTCTGCGCAATGTTGCGCAACTGCCGACAGTGCCAAAGCAAGGTCTCCGAGGACCGATTCTGCGGCGGTTGGGGCTCGGGCAGCTCTTGGCTGGGTGTCTTCGTCTTCATCTTGCATAACTCCGACCTACGGTTTGGGCACGGCGGGACAGATGACGTCCCCCTTTCCGCGCAACACTTCCCTGGGACAGTTGACGAGTAGCTTCTTGTCGTCGAAATACGTCTTCAGGCGCGAGTCGACCGCCTGGTAGATGGTCAGGCTTTCCAGCCGCTCTATCTGGCGGCTGATGCGCTCCACGTCCTGCTTGGTCGCGGAATTCTCCACCCGGCTATCGAGCTTCACGTAGGTTGCGGCAGCACCCGCCACGACCACGACCAGGGCAACGAGGGACGGCCAGTTGAGCGCAACCCGCGTCCGCTCGGGCGCAAGCACCTCCGTCTCGAATCCGACGGTCGCGCGGCGTGGGTGCTGCTCATCCATGGCTTCACGCCGCCATATCGTCGAGGATTGCCGTGCGAATCGTGGCGCTGTACGAATGCGTGTCCCTGTCCGTCCCGGTGTTGATGGTGTAGTTCCAGGTGCCGGGCAGGGCGTCCAGCGTCAATTGGAGGTTCGGGAAGAAATAGCTTCCCAGCTCGCCAACGGAATACTCGGGATCCTGGTCGTTGTAGAGAACGCGCTGACGTCGCCCCGCGGTAGACACGGCGAGAGCCCAGAGGTGGTGGTAGTCGAGATGCAGCCCGCGACGCCATGGAGCGCCGGGCCACTGCTCCAGATCTCCGTTGCCGCCGCACACACGCATCCACTCATCGGGCAGACATCCAGAAACGGAGTATGAGCGCTCAATGCGCGAATCGAATGCCGCGCACATGGTCGCAGTCCATCCGCCGCCGCTGATACCGCACATGTGAATCGCCGAGCTCGGGAACAGCGCCTTCGCCTGGTTTATGGCGATGAATACCGGGTCGATGAAGAGGCGCAGCAGCGCCGGGTCCTGGCACGACTCGAGCGAGTTGTGATCCTCTCCGACGGTATATGTCGTGCCGCCTACGGTGACTTCGTAGCTCGTGCCGGCCCCTGAAAGGAGAATCCCGGGCATCGAAATGGCGAGAACGCGCCTGTTGGCGGCCAGTAAGTCCTCCACCATGTTTATGGACTTCGTGCCGACGTCCTTGGGATCGTCGCCGACGTGGCCGCAGTGAAAAATCACAACAGGGCCGCTCGGCGTTGCGGGGTTCATCAGCCAAAGGTGTTTTGATTGCCCCGTAGCATCTACGACCGTCCAGCGATCTGTGGTGGAGAGTCCGGTTACGCCGCTCACGCCGTTCCATCCCGTCTCGATGAGGGTGGGCAGTGTCGACGGCAGAGACACAGTCGTGCTCCCATAAACCCGCTGGTTCATCTCGGTAAAGCGTGCGGTCGCCGCTTCCAGCAGGCTTGCCATCATCGTTACGCCACGGGCGCCACGTAAACCACGTAGTCGTCCACTTCCATGATGTCAGTCCCGGCGCCACCGAGGCGGTTGACCTGGATTTTCCAGGTACCCGCCGCGTTCACGAGGTCTGATTGCGTAAACGGCGCAGTTACCTCAGCCTCGCCGTCCACAGAGAAGCGAATGGATGAATTGAGGTAGAAATACGCGTCAACAAATTCCTGTGTCGACGTGAACGCCTTGGATGAGGCGATCGACTGCGCGACCGTGAAGGCCCCGCCGTTCGGCAACCACATCGACCAATGCGTTGTGCCGCCTGCGGCGGCTCCGCGGCAGCCAAGCCCCATGTTCTTGGAGCTGCCCGAAATGTCGCTCAGGCCGAACTGAATCATCGTATCGGTGACGAACGTGCCGGGAGACGGCGTCCGCACGCGCGCGCCCATGAGCACCTTGGACGACTGCATGTTGACGATCGGGTTGCCCTTGATGCTGCCAGCGCCCGTGCCGCGCCCCTGGAGCACCGCCGGGCCGCTGTTGTTGCCGGCAAAGCGGATAATCGACCCGAGGGTGGTCGTTACCCGCGCCGTCGAGGTGCCGTATTCCTCGATCTCGTCGTGTAGATTCGGCGTCGACGTGTTGCCCTCGGTCGCGACCACAGGCAAGAACGGCGAATTCACTTCGATCAAGTCCCTGGTGCCGAGGCGCCGCTCTGCGATCCGGCGCATCCGGTCTCGAAAGGGCAGCCTCGGAAGCGGCATCGCCTGGTAGGCCATGGTTACTCCGCCTTGCTCCGCAGGCCGCGGATGAGGGACATCTCAGGGCGCCAGGTGGTCTGATCCGTGCCGCCGTTCACCCACTCGAGCTTTACGTCGAGGTGGCCGTCTACTGGGTAGTCATACGGCCCGCTGATGTCCGTGGCGGCTGCGGCGGCTACCGCTTCGTCGCCGCCAACCTGGTCCCACGTCGTGCCGTGGTCCGTCGAGCGATATAGCTTCAACGTGCCTGAGTGGCTGTTTTCGACGGCGAACTGGAGGCGGTTGAAGCTCAGCGTGCGAAAGACGCCGAGGCCAAAGGCGGTCGTCGTGTCAATAAGTGTCGTAGTCCCGCTGCCGGTTGGCAACGTAGTCGACATTTTGACGTGGACGGTTTCGGGATTTGCGAAACTCATTGGTCATTTTCTCCGTGGTGCAGGTGCGTAAAGCTCGTCCTCTAACGCCATAGGCAGGACGGGCGGCGTTCCTCGCAGGTAAGACGCGGCATTGGCTCCGGGGTACAACAAGCGGCCCAGGAACGGCTCTAGCAAGTTCCACACGTCGTCGCCGCCGCTGCTGATGCGCGGGATCTTCTTCAGCTTCAGCCGCTCTTCGGCCAGCAGAAGGCGCGGGTTGTCGAACAGCTCACCCACTTGGCGCTCTGTAAGGTGGTCGGACGTGGGGAACTGCTCCCGCAACTCTTCGAGTCGCACCTTTCGCGTCCCCGCCTGCTTACTTCCTTCTTCGCCAAGTCCCGCGATATGCATCCCGAGGGTTTCCTCGTCCTCGGTCTTCATCCGTTCCTGTGTGCGCTCCAGCTTCTTAGCCCGGTCGGAGTAGCGCCGGTTAGCGAGCGCCATTGCTGGCGCTTCTTGCTTAATGATGCCGCGAATCTCATTCGCCAGCGCGTAGATGGGGAGATTGTTCTTGGCGATGCCAGTCTCTCTGGATTCAACGCCTGCCAACTCGTCCAACAGGTCGCGCAGTTGGTTAAGCTTGCCTGCGTCCATCACGCGGTTGGGGCTGTCTCCGCTGCGGCGTCGTACGTCTCCGGTGGGCACGCGCAGTGGCTCGTCGGGGGCGTCTACCTGGGTCGCCCGCGATTCAAATCCCGGCCGCTCCGTGGAGCGGATGACGGTCGGCTCGCCCGGATCGAACGTCACCGCCCGACCACGTACAACGCTGTCCCTGCCATCTTCAGAGAGAAATCTCGAGCGCGGGGCAACGATCTCCGGGTTGTCGACGATGCGCTTGCCCGTGGCGTCGTAGGTGACTTCCGGCGTTCCCTTCCTGCGAATGAATACAGATGCGTCGCCGGTCCCCACCTCTTCGGGCGTCCCTGTGTAGATTTCCACCGGACGCTCTAGCGTCTCTTCGACGACATCCGCACGCCCGCGCGCTTCGCTTGGGCGCGACGTGTAGATATCCATTGTCGGCTCTACTTGGCCCTCGAGGATCTTCTTGGTGTTCTCGAGCTTCGCCCTCAGTCCCGCCTGCAGGTCAATTCTGGGGTCGGCCAAGCGCTCATCAACGCGCCGGATAAGCTCCTCTACGCTGATGCTGCGCTCGCCCTGACGCCCAGTTGCCGCGTCCATCTCGCTTCTGAAGCGGCTGCTATTGGCCCGCGCCTGCGCCCCGACTTCGTCGGTCAGTGCGCGCCCAGCCCGCTCGCCAAGCTCGCCGCGACCCTCAGACGTGGCGTTGACGCCCAGGCGCTCGGACGGAGCGTTCTTGACCGCGCGAAATGGGACCGGCGAGGGCTCTGCCCCGTGACTCTCAAGGAGTCGGATGTCCTCGCCCGTCTTCCCCTTGGAGTTGCGAATCGTCCTCGCGACGGTTCCGCCTGATTCAGCAGCCCCGCCAGCGACCGTCCCGAACCCAAGGCCCAGCGCGGCGGCAACGCCGGTCTTCGTCGCCCAGTCGACAAAGTCGCCTCCGTCGGCACCCTGAACAGCGGCTTCGGCGCCGCCCTGTACGCCGCCCGCCACGCCGCCCGCCACGCCCTGCTGTGCGACGCGTCCCGGAGCGGACTTGCCCAGTGCCTGCGGCAGCTTCTTGACCACAGCCTGGCCCGCCTTGTTGGCTACGCCAGGAAGACCAACCGGAGAGAAGTAGCCCGCCTTCTCGCTAAAGTCACCGACGGTGACCGGGCCACCTAGGTTGACCTTTTTATCCGTGAAGGGGATCGGTGCAATGACATTGGGCAGGTCAAGCACAGTCGTGGCTTTCGCGCGGCGCTCTGCCGCGCGCGTTGCCGCCATGGCGTTCGGGGCTATCTTGTCGCCGACAAAATCGCGCGCTCGGCGGTACAGCCCGCCGCTGACCGTATCAAGCACATCGCTGGCGACGGCTCCGACGGTCTCCGCCGTCTTCGTCCCGAAGTTCTTGGCTCGAGTGAACAGATCCTCTTCAAGAGCCACGGGCGGCGGCGGCTTCGATGGCGCGGCTGGCGCTGCCTGCGCGTCGAGCTCGGCCAAGCGTTTCGCCGCCCACGCCCTGCCAGCGGGGTCCTTGGCCTCTCTGGCGGCTCGCGCAAGGCGCTCCCGAATGTCAGCCATTGGGCAACCTCGCGTAACGGAACGGATTGCTACCTGAACGCCCGCGCAAGTTGACGGTTGGCGCGCGGAGTAGAAGACTGGCACTCATGGGGACGGACGCGTTTGTGAAGGAGATGGACGAGGCGTTCAGGCGCGAGCACATGCCCAACAGCGAGGCGTACCGCGCGACGTTCAGCCGAAAGCCTGAGAGCATCGGCCCCGTGGGGGGGATCGCGCTGTTTGCTGTCTGCGCGGTGGCCGCCGTCGGCGCGCTCTGGGCGGCTATCAGCGCCGTGCGCTGGCTCTGGAACAACCCGCTGTTCTGAGCGCGCATTTAGAAGCCAAGCTCCCTGAGCTTTGCGTCGTCCTCGGGCGTGCCCGCTTTCTTTGCGTCGCCACCCGCGACGTCCTCATCAGTGAGCCCGAAGCGCTCCATCAGGGCGGCGCGTGAGCCCGCGACGTCGTCGGGGACGTTCCTTCGGTAGAAGTTCTTGTCATTGAACTTCTTGTCGAAGTTCTTGACCGCGCGGATCGCCTTTTGCTTGATGGTGCCCTCGGCGCTGGCGACGAACTTTTCCATCGCTGCCCACTCGGCTTCCGAAATGTCGCCCTGCAAGTTCTGCTGAATCTTGGTGGCGAGCGTTTCTGACCAACCGGCCGTCTTGCGAACCGTGTTGTCGTACTCTTCCTGGCGCAGAATGCCGGGGCCGGTAATGAAGCGAGCGGCTTCGTAGAGCGCCTTACGCTGGTTGATGATGTCGCCCTTGTCGCGATAAGCCTTCGCGGATGCCGACATCCCGCCGAACAGGTCGTACTGGTCGGTGAGTTTGTCGACGTTCGTATGCTTTTCCCACTTGTCGTATTCGCCGCTAAAGCCAGTCACGGCGGCGCGCTCGTTGTCGACCTTTTCTCCGGGAGTCATCGGCTTGTCTCCGCGCCCACCGCCCCTGCGCGCGCGCGCAAGACGGTTCTTTTCCGCTTCGATGATGCCCTGGCGGAACTGCGCCGCACCTTCGAGCTTGAGCGTTCCGCCGTCCAGCGCCGCCTTGGTCGCAGCGTCGGCCTTGCGCTCGATGTCGGACGCCGATAGCTCGGTGAACGGCTCCACTGCCTGCGCGGCCTGCGCTCGCCGCGCTTCCTGCAGCTCGTTGCCGTGGACGGAGGCGTAGAGCTCACCCGCCATGTCGATATCGACGATGGGGTTACGCTTCGTCTCCTCGACCTTCGCGGCCTCTTGCTGGTAGGCGCCTGCTGCCTTCTCGGCCTGGTTGATATTCTGGATGCCCTGCTGCGTGGGCCGCATCATGAGCATGTCCATCAGGTCGATGGGCGCTGGTCCCTGGGGCCTCTCCGGCATGGGCGGGGCTTCCCGCTGGCGGGCCTGCAAGCCATATGGGCCGCTGAGCGCGTTGAAGCGCGACACCTGCGGGGCAGTGCCTTGCAGTAGGGGGAGTGTCTTTTCGAGATGGCCTGCGGCGTCCTTGCGGTCCTGGCGCTGCTGCGTCTGGCGCTGGATCGCGATGTTCTCGCGATGGCGCGCCATCTCGTTTTGCTCGTTGGCTTCCGCGATGTCCCGTGCGCGTTGGTTGGCGTAAGCGGCCTCTTCCGCCTGTTGCTGCAACCGCGCTCGCTCTAGCGCCCGCTGCTGACGGCGCTGCGCAACGCCCTCCAGGGCATCACCTAGCGTGTTCAGCCCGCGCGTGACTCCGCTCTGCGGCGTTGGCCGTCCGAGGGAGAGCATGGCGTCTAGCAGCTCGTTGGGCATTACCGACGCGTCCTGATGATGGTTGCCGCCCCCGCCAGGGCTTCCTCGGCCATCTTCTCGGCCTCTGCGGCATCCATGCCGGAGGCGACGAGGCGGGCCGCGATTTCCCGCTGGCTCAGGTTTCCGATCTCGTCGGTTGCGATGCCCAGCGCCCGCGCCACCGTCTCCACCTTCTGCGCGGCAAGGCCCGCAGTGCGCTCGAACTCGCCGCCGACCCTGTTCTCGAAGAAGTTCTGCACCTCGCCCGCCGCACCGAACTCATCCATAAAGCGACCCCAGTCGGTCTGGTCGACCTGGCTGGCGAGATTGCCGCCCTGGGTAAGCCAGTTGAGGTCAGCGGCCTGCGACTGCAGTTCCAGATTGTCGAGCCCCTGTGCGCCGCTAAAGAGCTGCTGCAGGCGTGCGAGGTCAGACTGGTCAGCGCTCAGCCCAAGATTGCCCGCCCCCAGCAGGCGCTGGATCTCCGTGTTCGCCAGCATATTGCCGCTGCTGGCGAGACCGGCCGCACGAGCGGCGGCTAGGTTCTGAGAGCCCTGGGCGACGTTCCACCCCTGGGACATGCGGTCCAGGCCAAAGCGATCGGCGCGCTCGCTGATGTCCGCCGACAGGCTGAGACGGTCGCGACCCGCGCTGTCAGCGGCGAGGCCCGTGCTCGAACTGCCCAGGAGCCGCTGGATCTGGTTCTGCTGGGCGATGTTCGCGGCGTTCGTTTCGAGGCCCACCTTCTGCAGCGCCTCGCCGGACGCCTGCCCATAGGCCCCCAGCATCAGCCCCGCATTGGCCCTGTGCCCCTCGTCGGCGCTCATGGCCCCACGTAGACCCAACTCGCTGCGGGCGCGTCCTGCGGCTTCCTCGGCGCCCACGAAGTCGAGAGCGGCTCCGGTGCGACCGAGGCGCGCCTGGTCGGCCTGACCGGCGAGGGCGATACGATCCCTTGCCTCTGCAGCAGCAACGTCGGCGCCTAGCTCGGCGTGGGAGCGAAGAGCAGCGCCGCTGTTGTACATGCCGCGCGCGGCGAGCTCGTTGTTCATCGCGCGGGCTTGCTTCTCCTGCGTGCGGGCGTAGGGGTCGATGAGCCCGCCCGCACCCGATTCATAGGCCTGCTCGCTGTAGCTCTTGTCCCGCAGCCCCTGGGCGAAGAAATTGCGCTCATCGGCGATGGGGTTCGACTTCGCCATCGGCGCGATGTTCGTCCCGAAGAACTGCGCGGTATTCCCGGCCCTCTGCGTGCCGTCGTAAGCGGCTTTGATGCCCTGGTCGCCGTACTTGATGCCGGACAGCGCGCGCCTGGCGTTGTCGTAGTTTCCTTCTGCGACGCCCGACTGCTGCAGCTGTCTCGAGACGTCGTAGGCGTTCGTCTCACCGGCCCCCCGCTGGCGCAGGTTGTAACGAGCCTCGCTCGCCAAGTCCTCGAATGCCCCGCCCGTGGTGAAGTAGTTGCCGTGCTGCTGCGCCCACTGCTCCCCGGTACCGGGGGCGCGGTACATGTTCGCGGCCTCGCCGATCGTCCGCTCGCCAGCGGTCGGCCCGCTGCGGAAGTAGGACGATATGTCGCGCGCGCCGGTAACGCCTGCCCCTGGGCTCTGAAGCTGCGGGCTGATGGTGGACCACGCCTCGCGCGTGTTCGTCGGAGCCACCCTGCCGCCCGTAAACCGACCCTGCACTCCCTTCCAGTACTCGCTGATTTGCGATGGCGTGCGAAAACGGTTCTGGTTGTCTTTCCACCACTGCTCAGCCGTTCCTGGGCCGGAGAGGAGTCCAGTCCGCGACGTCGTCGTAGACGGGGGCTTGGAGTAAGGAGACGACGGGGGAGGGGCGTAGTAGGGCGACGCGCCGAACGCACCCATGCCGCTCGTGGAGCCACGCTCGGCCATGCCAGCGGGAGAAGACATCATGCGCCTTCTCCGCTCGGCCTCGGCACGGCGCCGCGCTTCCCGCTGGTAAAGGTAGTACTGGCTCCCTGATGTCACCTTAGAACTCCTCGCCCTCCGGCGTGCCGTAGAGCTTCGCCAGCGCAGCGTCTGCAGGGCCGAAGAAGCTCATTGCCTTGGCTAGATCCGCCTGGCGCTGGGCGTACTGCTGGCGCTTCAATTCGGCCATCTGCCGAACCGCCTGCTGGGCGCCCTTCTTCTTCGCCTTGTTGGCGCGTCCCCGGAAGAACCCGGAGATGCCGCCGAGACCGCCGCCGACAGCGGCTCCGATCCCCGTCCCAACGCCGGGGATGATGGAGCCCACCGCGGCGCCTGTCATGGCGCCCGTCGTGGCCCCGCCGAGAGTGCCTTTGAATTCCTCGTCGTATGCCATCAGTTGGACCCCACGCTAAAGACTTCGGTCACACCGGCCACTAGCAGCTCGGCGTTGGCGTCAAACTCGAGCTTCCATTGCCTGCGGCGGTAGGCTCCCAGCCCACGCTTCTCGACGGTGGCGAGATAGTCCCCGCTCGTTCCGAGGCGGATGTTGAGCGGTTGGCAGAAGCGGCCGAGGTCATCCCTCCACGAAAGCCGCAGCACCGGTTCCGTGCTCGCCTGCCCTCTCTTCACCGTGAAGCGGATGGCGTGGCACTGCTTGACGGCGTCCGTCTCCCGCGAGATGAAGCCCGTCAAGACCTCGGCCTTCACGGTATCCCCGAGATCCGTGTTGGCCTCCGTGTCCACCTTGACGATCTGCCCGGTGGCGAGTCCCGCCAAGTGCAGGTTGTTCGTCTCGTCGTAGAAATGCGCCTTGATGGGCAGGAGCGAGTGAAACCCGCCGCTCCAGCCGTGCCACTGCGACCAGCCGCCGTTGCGCTCCCAACAGAACGATCGCCCATCGGTCGGGAATACCCACACAACGCAGTCAAACTGCCCCGTGTTGATGCGGAATCCATAGCAGTCGGAAACCGTCGCGATGCCGTCCAGCGTCTCCGCGATCGGATCGCTGATGACTTCATCCCCGCGGCCATCGGACAGCCGGAATTGCCGCTGGTTGTCGAGCCAGGCAAAGGCGTCGTCGATGCGGACCACCGAATGAGCCGCCGCGCAGCCGATGTTGCGGGTCCGCCCCGGAGCCAGGATGCTGATGGAGTCCGGAGAGAAGACCTGCAGCGACGTGGCGCCGAAGGCGAACACCTCGTTCGTGTTCTCGCGGAGCGCCACGATGTCATCCGTGCGCGCGTCAGCGACCACGTAGTCCAGCGCATCGAAACTCTCGTTACCCGTGGTCCCGAGGCCGGAGGCGCGAATGTGGCCGATGGTACTGTTCGATGTGTTGTCGTCGATGAACAGGCGGTTTGCGATGGCGCAAACGCTGTTGCAGTTAGGCGGGGAGCCGCCAAGGCGCTCCGCAATGACGTCTCCGTCGTCCACCTTTTCCAGAGCGCCGCCGCCAGCGATTACGAGGCGCCACGGGGTGTCAGCGAACACGGGCCGCTGTGTCCCGGCCAGGTAGCTGTTGAACGTCCCATCGGTCATCGCGCTGTGCGCGCCGCCGGAAATCTTGTGAATCCGACGCGTATCGGTGACGTAGTAAATATCTCCGTCGAAAGCATGGATCCCGTCGATCTGCGTGGCGTCCGGGATCGCCTCAGGGAACCCGCTCCACGTCGACAGGCCGGGCCGCCTGCGGACGGACCCACGGCCGTCTACCAGCACGTTGATGGCAAGCGGAGACGCCCCGGCAAGCTCTGCATTGCCGCTCTCCTGTATGTTGCCGAACATGATGGGCGCCTCGGGCATGATTACGTTGCTGAGTACGACACGGACGATCCGACCATTACCCACTTGCTTAGCGTGCCGTTGTAAACGAACTCGTAACAGGTGGCCTGGTTGTTGGCGGTTGATACGCCAGTGCCACGGTAATCGGTGCCAAACGTCGGCGTAATCGCGCCGCCTGACGTGTTCTTGTACCAGAAGATTAGGCGGGCTCCGGGGTAGGTAACCGCTGGCGAGGCGTTCTGAAATCCCATTGACGCCCCCGACGACACGACCTCGTGTATCTCGAAATTCGTGTCAGGGGTATAGGTGGTCGCCACGCCACTAGTCGCGACCTTGCTGCCAGCGCGCCACTGGGAGCGAAACATCGTCCCCGCGAATGTGCCACCGTTGACGAGGCGAAATGATCCGGCGCCCATGCGGGCCACGGTCCCGGCCTCGGATATCGTCTGCGCTGCGCCGGAGAAGCCGCTGAACAGAAACACATCGCCAGCGCCAGCGTTGTAGATGGTGTTGCCCGCGTGGGTAATCTGAGCGCCAGACGTGATGGTGTGGATTATCGTTGTAGAGCCGCTGTCGAGAGTGATGCGGCAGTGCTGGATGCTGTACGCCGCCTGGGAAAATATCGTTGCAACAGCGACGGTCGCCTGAACTATGCAGTTGTCGAACGCGATGGCCCCAGACGTGGATGCAACCGTCCCCGACCCCTCGGGCAGCTTGAAATAGCAGTCATCCACAAACACGCCCGCGACAATCGATCCAGCGCCAATGCCGCCGGAGATTGCCGCCCCGTTGTGGCCGTTGAAGTTGCAGTTGTTGATGCGGACGTTCGTCGTGGACGCCCCGACGGCAATGCACGTCCCTGTGTGCCCGGTGGCGGACGCCGTGAACCCCAGGCCGCTCACGACAACGTTGTCTGCGGTGATCGAGACCCAGTTAGAAGAAGCTCCGTACTGCTTGATGACCGTGCCAGGGGTTGGCGCCCAGAGCATGACCTTGCTATTCGACACGGCTAGCGTGCCGTTGATTTTGTAGGTCCCGGGAGGGAAGTAGACGATCCCGCCGCCAGCGGCCTGCGCCGCCGTGATGGCGTTCTGAATGGGCGTGGTGTCGTTGTTGGAGTCATCCCCTACGGCGTCGTAGCCGGAAACGACGTTGAAAAACACGCCGGTCGTCGACCCAATTACGTCCTGCAGATCCTGGGCAACGTTGTTGACCAGAACCTTCCCGTCGGGGGCGCCGAATGATTCAAAGAAGCTGGTAAGCAGCGTGTTCAGATAGCTGCGGTACCCCGTTCCCGTCCCGCTCTGTCCCGCCGAGCTGGTCCCGGTGACAAAGGCGTTCTCGAGGGCCACCGCCGCGCCCGAATCCGTCCAGGTGAAGGTGCGGACGGCGTTGCCAGACGAGTCCTTACAAACGACGTCGACTGGGCCGCGAACGTAGCGGATGACCCCGCCGTTGGCGTCGAGAGCGTGCGTCGTCTCCTGCGCGGTACAGCGCCAGTCACTGAACGCCTCGGCGGCGTTGCTCGTGCCCTGGTCGAAGATTTCGGCGGCACCCGAGGCGCAGCCGTTCACTCCGGCCGCGAGGGGGGAAATGAGCGACCCGGCCATTACCGCCCCCTCGAGACGTAGAACTGCGCGTGGACCTGCTCCATGTCGTTGACACGGGCGTAGGCCTTGAGGCGATCCCGCTCATCGCGGAGCATCTTCACGCGCGACTCCGAGAGCCCCTTGGACACGGCCAAGTCGTGGGCCAGCGCCCAGACCATCGCCTTTTGCCGCCTGCGATCGACGTCGGTATTACTCGATCCGGACGAGTCGCGCGGGAGGCGTAGCTTGCTGTAACGAAACGTTGCCGTAGCGTCAGGGACGGGCCAGAAGACCGCCTTCACGCTGGACGCCTTCTCGACGAACACCAGCGACGGCGTCCCGTCGGCGTCCTTGTTGGTGATGCTCTGGTACTCGTGCCGGGAGATGGCCCGTACGTGTGTTTCGGAGCCAGAAGACGGGATAATGGTCCCGGCGATGTTCCCGGGGCCGACGATGACGTCAACGGTATCGTCGTCGAGCGTGTACTCAGCTGTGCCAGAGACCAGCGTCTTGGTATCGCGCTCGATGTTCCGCTGACTGACGCCCTCGGTCTGCTGGGCGTCGAGCTCCATCGCCAGGAGGTCCCGCGCTAGGGACAGGTCTTCGTCCTCGGGCGTATGCGCGGACGAGAGAAGCCCCGCAACCTGCATGGAGCGGCGGATGAGCTGGTCCACCGTGAGCGCAAAGCTATACGTGGCGGCGATTGCCACTTAGCGGCCCTCCTCGCCAGGACGCGGGACGCGGGACGTGACGGCGCCTGCAGCGTTGAGCCTGTCGAGGGTGACCGAATCACGTCCCTCGGCGCACTCTTCGCAAGCTAGGAACCCCGCCGCGTCACGCTTCATGCGGCCAAGGCGGCGGTAGTACTTGAGCCCGCAGTAATCGCAGAGCGCCTGGTACTCGCCTCGGGCGCCGTAGTGCGGGTACTTCCTCGGGATGCTCAGGCTCATGCAGCCCACACGATCCGAGAGGAACCAGTCTTGTTGCGGATGGTGACGTGGCCCGTCGTGCCTGTCGCGAGACTGATGTCCGATCCGCGCAGCAGGTCAATGTCAAGGGCCGCTAGCCTGGTAATGGCCGCACCGCCAAGGAAGGCGAACGGGTTGTCCCAGCCGACGGTCCCGCCGTCAATTACGACGGTATCGAGCGTCAAGTCGCTGATTGCATTGGCAACCCGGATCGCGCCGCCTGGGCGCGTCGTCGTCGACGTCACAACAAAGGTCGTATTAGCGATGCGTGCGTTGTTGCCGTTGGTGGCGATGTAAACCGCCTGCGGGCTGTCCGTTGCGCCGTGCTCGAAGTAGCACCCGTCCACCTCCGCGCCAGCAGCGCCGATGGTGACGCGGTATCCGGCTGCCGTGGACGCCGGGAAATAGAGATTGCGGAACCTGACCCCTGCGGCGGTGACATTGAACATGTCGATTCCGGAGCCGTTGCAGGTGAACTTCGGCCTCGACGACCCCGTGCCCTCTCCAGCCACGGTCAACGCCTTGGCAAACGGAACCTGCGCCGCGAGTGACTCCGAGTGCCCCGACAGCGCAATAATGATATCGCCCGCGGACGTGTTCGTTATGGCTTGGCCAATCGTGGCGAGCGGCTTTTCACGCTCGAGCCCAGAGTTGGAGTCAGAGCCGGTGCCAGAATGCAGGTAGTAGACCAGCCCGGACGAATACAGGGGAGCATCGGTGGCGAACCTGTCGCCGCTCGCTCCGCCTGCGCCGTTCGGGTAGATATTCGGGCTCGCCAATCTGGTCTCCAGATACGAGCCCGGGGCCGGGATCCCCGCGAGGGAGCCCCGACCCCGGGGCTAGAGTAGCTGTTACGAGTCCGCAGCAGGGCAGAGGATGGCCGAGGCCGAATCCGCCGTGACGCAGTAGTTGAGGCCGAACCGATACGTCGTCGTGAACGTCGACCAGCCAAGCGAAGCCGGGCCGGTAGCGCCGTCGTTGACGTAGTAGCGGTTGCCGTCCACGAAGCCCGTGGACGTGGCGTGCGGGTCAATGACGAACTTCGACGAAGCCGTCTTGTTGCACAGGTGGTTGCCGATGATGTCGTTTTCGATGATGGCTGCGTTGTCGAGGTCCAGAAGGATCCCCGTCGCCGCAGTCGCCACCGCCGCATCGATGCGGTTGACGGCAATCAGCAACCTGTCCACGGCGCCGGTGGTCGTAATCACCGAAGTGATCGGAGCCGCCAGAGCGCCGTAGATGTAGTTGCCCGCCACCACCGCGTCATCACCGCCCGCCGCGAACTTGATGAAGTCCGTGCAGAGCTGATCCGCATCAATGCCAACCTCGGCCTCGTTCGCGACGAACTGGAACCCAGCCGCCGTGACGTTGAAGGGGTTGGCCACCGTCAAAGCCGTCGACCCTGCCGGGCCGGCCGCCTTGAAGATGCAGTTTTCGATGCGTACGTTGGCAACGTCGATGTCAATCTGAGCATCGGCGTGGTTGAACGTGATGGTGGGGCGCATGGTCCCCCAACCTCGGCCGATGATTTGCGTCCCGGCGAGGAGGTTGGACCACGAGTCACCAGACGTTAGCGTCTCCGTATGCCCCTCGAGCACGATGACCGTATCTCCACGCCCCGACCGGCACTGCCCAAGGGCAGAGTTGATCGTGGTGTGGATACGGCCAGCGAGCTCCGGCGGGTCGTAGTCCGCCGCGCCCGTCGAGCGGACGAAGTGAACGTTTGACCCGCCGGCCACGACGGTGAGCGGCCCCAGGCGAACCCCGACGGGGAATGCCTGATGCGGGAGGTGGGGGTAGTTGTAAGTGCCGTACATGGCGCTCCCCCTTTACGCGTTCGACCCGTAGAAGCCGCGCGGGTCGGTCCACCCGCGAGCCCAACGAGCGCTGACGCCGTGGTTGATGACCTCCGTCGGCTCGTCGTACCAAGTCCTAGCGCGCGGCTTGCGCCGCATCTTGAACTTGATGCCGTTGTCCGCGTTGGTGATGACGCCCCAGTTGGTACTGGAGGCCGACCAGAAGGGCACCGGGACAAGCTCGAGCTTCCAGTCAGCAACGATGTTCTTCTCGTTGTTGCCGGACTCCGGAACCTTGTCCGAGCCGATGATCCCCTCCCAGGCGCCCAACTGCTGGACGGGGCACACGATCTTCTTGACCATGTAGCCCTCGGTCACGCCGTCGTGCCCGGGGAGCAGCATCACGTTCTGTCGAACGACGATGAGCGCCGCGCGCGAAGGAGAGAACGCCGTCGAGAGCGTGTTGGAGAACGTCCCGCCACCCGGGAGGGTGTGCGAAGCGCTCGCCAGCGACTGCCCATCGCCGCCCACATACGCCGAGTTGAAGGCGCGGTTGAGGATGTTGGCAGCATCAACGTCCATCGTCTTGAACAACGCCCGCTTCATGCGGCGAGCGAGGTTCGCGTACTGGTCGTTGTACTTGCCGTCCTCGTCCAATTCCTCCGTCATCGACATGATGAGGCCGAACTTGCGGGCGGTGTACCGGGTCTGCGGTCCCTCGTAGAGCTGCTTGGAGGGCAGAGCCACGCCCTCGCCGACTTCCTCGGCGAGACCAGGGCCACCATTCTCCAGGTCGTCGACGTAGTTGTCAGACATCGTCTCGACCTTGCAGAACTTCTTGTAAACGAGCCCGTCTTCAACACCGTCCGTCTTGTCCGTGACGATCTTGTCGAGCGTGCTCTTGAGGGTCTTGAATGCGGCTGAAGTAGTGAGCGACATGGCTTAGACCCCCAAAATGACGCCAGCACCGGCGACATCCAGCAGGTTGACTTTGACCCAGTACTTCACGCGCGAAGCGGCGAAGTCCTGGAGGGACTTGGAAGGAATCTCAACGATGTTGAGAGAAAGGGTGTTGGTGGTGGCGTGCGTGCTGATGTCCAGCGCGGCGCCCGACTGGCCGTTGACCGCGGTCCCGGCAACCCACTCGCAGTTCTCGTTAACGAAAGCTTCGTGAGCGGCCTGCGTGGTGGCGGTGGTGCCGTCGTCGGCGTCCAACTCGAAAATCTGCCCCTGCGCCGGAATCACCCGGGCAATGGACATACGCTCGAGATTGGTGTCGTAGCTGGTCGACGCGGGGAGCGTCGGGCCGCTGCGGATCACGCTGCCGTCGTAGTACTGAGCAGCGCCGTCGTAGATGCCGAAGATGCGGTCGCCCGCGGAGCAGGCGGCAATAGTGCCGTCCGATACGCGCTTGACCGGGTCTCCGATGTTAAGGGCGGTGCCGTAGTCGTCGGCGACCTTCATGTACACAATGGGCGGCGTGGTGGAAGTCGGAGCGGACTCGTTCTTGACCCACCGGAAACCGCCACGGCTGAGATTTGCCATGGTTTACGCTTCCTTTTCGACGTAGGCCTCGCCGTTCGCGCGAGGATCCACGCCAACGACCGCACCCCAGGCACCGGGGACGCCGTGGCGTCCAGCAACGTCCTTGTCGGGCTTGCGAATGCGCTTTTCGAGCGCCGCCGCAATGTCCTGGCCCGCCCCGAACCTGTCGTTAAACAGCTCCAGTGGGCAGGACATCAGGATCTGTCCGTGGACCGTGATCGCCTCACCGTCGCCAACCGTCTTTCCGATGGCAGGCTTGGGGCCGTCCTGGCGCTTCTTCTCGACTTCGTAACCGAGGTTCGAGTAGTATTCGACGCCGGTAAAGTCGTCGTTCGGATTCGCGAAGACGTAGTGACGATTCGGGTCCGCGTTCCTCAGGACGTCGATCGGCCGGAAACCATCGGCGGGCCGTGACGTTGGATCAATGCGCTTACGCGCGGCCATGTGAACTCCATTTGGTCCGCCTGACCGGCCTCACTCCCGTACCGCGCGAGGCGTACGCGCGAGGGCAACGAGGCAACCGATGGGTTCACCCGGACCGCTTGGTTAGAGCGCGGGCGGTATCTTTACGGCAACAGAAGCGTAGTCAGTTGTCAATAGGCGACTAAACGTGGCCCTCCGGTTTGCCAACTTCCTTAACCCACCGCTTCCATTTCTGGTCATCGGTGAGATTGGGAAGATGCGCGGAATACGCCATTGCGTTATTCCAAAGCAGCTTGCTGGGCTTTGCCCCGGCATTTCCGCCGCTGGCGGCCCCGGCCTGACCAGGGACGCCCGAATAGCGCGCCTGGGCGGCGGGGTTCGGGGCCGTAGGCGTCCGCATGAGCCCGTTTCGCTGGGCGACGATGCGGCACGCCTCCCGGGCCATTTCCAGGTCCACCTTGCGGCGGTACTTGCGCTCCAGCTTCGCCGTTTCGGCTTGGGCCTCGAGATTGAGGGCGTAGTCGCCGAGGATCTTCGGGAACTCACTGCGGAGCACCTGGGCGCCAATGTCGTACTCGTTCGGCCCCTCCTGCTGGGGGAGCACGTCGCGGGAATCGACCTTGAGCTCTAGTTTCCGCCGCTCGCGGTCAAGGCGGCGGTACTGGGCGATCACGCGCTTGCGGTCATCGTCGGAAATGTCGGGGTTCTTCGACTGCAGGAGAAGCGTCTGCTGCTGCTCCCAGAGTTGTTCGATCTGGGCCTCTTCCGGGGGTGCCTGATTGGCGGGCTGCTGCTGGGAGACGCTGCGAAGGCCCTGGACATGCCCACGCAGCTCCGCAAGCTCGCGCTCGTAGGTGGCGAGGCGTTCCTTTGCCTCGCGAGCCTCTTTCAGCGCCTCCTGGTACTTGGCTGCGCGACGCTCTTTTCGGCTCGGCTTGTCGTCTGAGCCGGAGTCGTCGTCGTCATCGTCATCGGCGGCCGAAACGGCGCCCGTTGGCTCCTCCGCGCCCGTCGGAGTCTCGATTTCCTGCTCTAGCTCCTCGTTTTCCTGTGCCTGCGGCATGGTTGCTCCTCTTAAATCCCTTCGTCGTTCTCGGGCGGGTCGTTGCGTGACCTGTCGGTGTAGCTGTGGCGTCCGTCGGCGTCGGGGCCGAGGATTTCCATGGCCCCTGACTGCAGAGCCGCCATGGTGTCCTCGGAGCCGACTATTTCCGACGATCGGAGAATCACGGCCTTGCCGATTGCGCCCTTTCCAGAGCGCAAGTCGGTTCCCTGGTAGTGCCGCACCCACGGAGAGAGGCGCGCGTACCAGATGACATGGCCCAGGGCGACGCCATGGGCGTACATGTGGTCCAGGGCGCCCAGTCCAGCGGCAATGATGATGCCGCGAGAGGCGTTCATCTTCGCATCGACGGGGACGTAGATTTCCGACCCCGGCAAACGCTCGGGGGCGCTGATTTCCGCCACGTAGATGCGATCAAAAGCGGGCTGGCAGATAGGGAGCGGGATCCCGTGCTCTTTCAGGCGGTCGACCAGCAGGTTTTTTTCTTCGCTCATTCGTCAGTCCCCTTTGCGTCGGCAATCAGCCTTAAAACCCAGCCCAACTCACTCACCTGACCCGCCATGACTCGCAATTTGCCCTCCGTGGCGTGGAGGGCCTCTTTGGCGAGCGCAATTTCAAGCTCTCGCTGGCGCTTGTGGACCAGCTTCACCACCATCTCCGTGAAGGGATGCGTTCTCCCCTCGTCAACGAGGTCCGAGGAGATGCCGAAGGCGGTCATTCACCCTCCGCGCGCGGCCCCTGGATTGGCCCCGGCGCCGCCGCTGGCATCTGTACCCCCGGAGGCGGCCCGCCAGCCTCGGGGGGCATGCCGCCCATCGCCGGATCCATGGGCACCCCGTCTGGCCCCACCATCCCCGGCGGGGGAGGCGGCGGGATTCCAAGCGGCGTCTCTGGCGGCGGGGGAGGTGGCCCCAGGAAGGGAAGCATGTCGTGCTTTCGGCGTGCTTTGAGCGCGTTCGCGTAGGCGTGGTAGTTGAACGGGATGTTCCCGGCAAGCGCCGGGGTCTGACCCATCGCTACCAGCTCGTCTGCCTCGCTGATTCGCTGCGCCTGGGGCGCAAAGCTGACGTCGGCGGTGAAGCTGACCTTGTAGTTGCGGCGGTAGAGCTCTCGGCCGATGTGAACCACCGGCCGGGGCATGCCGTTTTCGTCGAGCGTGGCGCTCCGGATTTCGCTGAAATGGTCCAGTACCTGGATCGCCTCTTCATCGGGCATGAAGTGGTAGTTGAGGCGCGCGTTGTTTTTGAGGATGTTCGCGAAGTAGTCCAGGTACTTCATTGCCGCCTTGGAAAGCTGGCGCTTCGCCGCCTCATGCCGCGTAGCCAAGCCCCGGAACGTCTCGCCCGACTTCCCCGGCTCACCCGAAAGCACGCCGGGGGCCGCAACTGAGGCGTCCCCGTCCTCTTTTGCGAGCCGCACGATGTCCATGAGCTGCGGGTTGGCGGGGCTCGGCTTGATTTCCTTGAGCACCTTGTCAATGCCGTCGGCGCTCACGTTCTTGAGGCGCAGGATCTTCCCCGATCCAATGGGCACCTGCGACGAACCGAAGTCGACGTCGCCGATGGTAATGAAGAACGATGCATTGCCGAGGCTCGCCTGGTCGTAAACCGCGTTGTACGCGTCGTCCGCCAGCCGGTTGAGGTCGGCCAGGACGTGACCGGGGGCGATTCCGAGGGCACCGAACGGGTTTTCGATGCAGACGCCGTGCGAGAACATCTGCACGGGGACGCGCTTCACCGGGTCGGGCGCTACCGGCTCGCCCTTCTCGGCCTTCGGCTGCGCCCACTGGGGCAACTGCGGGGGCTCGAGCGGTTCTGCACCCAGCGCCGACGTGATTTCGTCACGCTCCTCGGGGGCGATATCCGGCATCTGCAGGCGCATCTCAAGTTGCTGCGTCTGCATCTGCGACTGGTTGAACGCCTGTAGGTCCCCGTTGTACTGCTCTAGCTCCTGGCTCTGCTGGTCGAACCGCTCGCGGTCCCTCCAGTCCTCCTCCTCGTTCACCATCAGGTGAACGACCGTCTTCGACTCGCGATCGACGGTCACCTTGACGGCGCGCTGGTTCTTGTCGCCGGGGAAGCGGGTAAATCCGTGGTACTCGATGAAGACGTATGGCGCGTTCTTGTCGCGCTCCGGTGCCACGATGCCCTCTTGCTTCGCCCCCGCGTCCCTCGCCTTGGTCTCGAGGATGTCCCAGGCGGGAGGATCCTTCGCTAGCACCTTGTCGGCGTTCGACCACTTGCCCGCATCTCGGAGGTCTTCAACTTCCGCGCGGTACTTCCGGATGACGTGCGCCTTCCAGGGCACATCCGACATGTCCACTTCAACCGTGGTGTGGATGTAGGGGAAAACGAAGTCCTCGGGAGAGAGCGTGTCGTGGCGGTTGCGGTTCCGGATCTCGTCGCGGTAGCTCTTGCAGAAGGCAGAGCCCGCGCCGAAGAACTCGTTGATGTCCCGCTCGCGCTGGCGCATGAAATCCGGCATCTCGTTTTTGAGCTGCCAGTTTCCGTGAATGGTCAGTAGCTCCGAATCCTCGAAATCGTCGGGGCCAGTGGGCTCGACGCGGAAGATGGCCTCACGGTCGGCAAGAACCTCGACGTAGACGTTGGAGGTGAGGCGTAAGAACCGCTCGAGCATGAGAGGCGTATGCGCATTCGAGCCGTTCTCCACGATGCTGTCTCGCGGAGGCAGGTAGCCCGTCAGCATTTCAAAGCTGCGCTTGCGCTTCTCGCGGTAGGGCTCCATCGACTCGCGCCCCATCTCGAAATGGTCGCAAACCTGTTTGGCGAGCTGGCCCAGCCACTTCGGACCGACGTCGTCGGTCGCAAACTGCATGAACCAATCGACGATGTTGGGCGCGTCCTGCAGCACCTGGGCTTCCGCTTGCCAGGAAGCGGCGAGGTCTTTGGGCTCCTCTTCCAGCTCCTTGTCTGCCTGGGTCTTCTGGTTTGGGTCTGGCTTGTTGTCGTAGGAGTCCATTTAGTTCCTCAGTTCTTGCGCGAGCCGTAGCCGTATCGAGGGCGATCCGCTTCGGCCTCGTCGTCCCAGTCGTTCGCGTACGTGCGGTCTTCGCGCCCGCTCGGCAGCGGGTTCGCGGCCATGGCGTAAGAGACCGCCGCCCACCAGTGGTCAGGGCCGCCGTCCGCTGGCTTCTCGCTGTCCAGCTCGTCAGTGCCGAGAGAGGGGATGGTGGTGACGCAGCCCCGGCACGTATCGAAGAACATGACTCCGGGCTGGTCGTTGATGCCGTGCTCGCGGAGCCGCTTGATGAACTGCTGCGCGGCCTGCTTGCGCCCCTTGGTGGCCTTCTGCCAGTAGACGCCCGCGCGGGCCATGTCGTCGGCCATCGTCGGTCCCCGGTGGCCTCGCTCCTCCCATAGCTGCGTGTCCATCCAGCCCGTGAGGCGGGAGCAGTTGCGGATGCGGTTCCACTCCCCGGCCGCAAGCTCGATCTCTTTGATTTTCTCGGCCACCTCGACAGCGTCGAACCGGCGCTTTGCCTTGCGCCCATTGAGCGTCAGCTCGCGATAGCAGATGAGGTCACCCTCGGGAGAGACCGCCCACCAGAGAATTACGCACTCTTCCTTGTAGCCCCAGTCACCGGAACGAAACCGCCGCCACCCTGAGGGAATGCGAAACGGCTGG